GGACATTAATAGTTATCACATTAAGCCTATGGCTTTTTATACCCAATCCATCTATCGTCCCTTTTGTAGCAAATACTTCCTGTCCTGCTGTTAAGGCATCAGGAACGCCCTTGCAATGGTCTTTGTGTTCGTGTGTAACAAGGATGCCACACACTGTCTTAAGGTCGTAATTCATAGCTTTTTTTACTTCATCGAATGGAACGCCACATTCAATAATCAAAGCTTCCTCTGAATCTCTTAAAATATAACAATTGCCCTTGCTCCCCGAGCCTATAACAGTCAGTTTCATGGTATTAATAATTCGGTTCTTCTTCGAGTTTTATTACCTCAACTTCAACACTATTATCAATATTATCAATATTAATAATATCACCTTTATTTGCATCCTCCTCTATTTGAGCATGAACAGAATTGGCGATATAATCCACATTATCAGATTCATCGGTCGTGTATAATGCGGTATCGTCGGAGCTGTTGATTAATGTTTTACAAGCCCTGTTAATAACCGTTTTCTTTACCATCTGGTCATCAAAGTTTTTGTGTGCAGGTGACCCTCCTTTCATTACCCCTTGTTCCCACGCCTTTTGAATCTGACCAATACTCATAATTTCGGCAAAAGAAGTGCCATCCTCTAAAACACACACTGCATAAGCTCCGATAATCTTACCTCCTATGTTCGTTATTGAAGAAGAATGGTTTTTGATTTTTTTACAACCACTCTCAATATCAATATCAAAAGAAAAGTCGTCACCTTCATATATCACATTAGCTGCGATTTTTTCAAGTTTGCCGTGCCTTTTAGCAAGGGCAATAGACCCCTGATAAGACCTTTGACACTCTAACTTAGTGCCGTACGGTATAAAGTAAACTTGGTTTTTGCCGGGATTAAGTCCATCTGCAACCATTTTAAAAAGGGCATTAGCAATTGATGATTTTGTGCATAATTCTATTAATGGTTTATCTTTACCTTTGGGGATCTCAATCAACTTAAACCAAGCCGACTGGAGGGCGTTGGCAGCTGAATAATTAGGTTGGAGTACAAGTTGTCCACTCCCTATCAGGTCATTAATCTTTGTTAAAACATGATTAATCGTTTCTTCTTTAAAAGAAACTGTTTTTGCCACATTTTTTTCATTAACATTTGTCATTGTTGTAATTATTTTAAGTTTAAAAATATAAGTTCTTTGTCCTTTGTAACGACCAATTTTACTACCTGTGATTTTGTAGTTATAAAAACATTAGTGCTTTCAGCATTATCGACAAAGATAGGTGCATAAACTGAATTATAATCAGAAAGTGCGTTAATTATTGCCAATCCGGCATTAATCCTTGAGGCCGTATTCGCCGATTCATAAGGTATGCCATTTATCAACGTTTTACAAACCGGTATCTCCTGACCATTGATTTGAGTTTCAAATAAACGAAAAGTTACATACTCAAATTTATCGTTTATTTTATTCTCAATAAATGCAACTCTTTGTTTTTCAAATTGAAGAATAGCATATTCGATGCCTTCAAGTCTATTTAATTCAGATGCAAGTGTTGATTCTTGTTCCTTTAATTCTGCAATCCTTTTGTCTATAATCTTTATCTGTTCATCATTACCTAATTGTGCAGACAGCACATTTATCTTATTATTAAGTACTTCAATCTCATTTTGAATAGTTTGTCTTTTCGCAAACAATTCAGACGCCTTATCATCTTTATGCGGTTTATCTGCGATTGACTCCTGAAGCTTTAAAAGTTCATTTTTAATTTTTGAAAGCTCTACATTTTCTGAAATAGCAAGCGATACAATAGTATTAATATCCTGTTCAGAGGAGGATTGTTTTTTTAATTCATCCGCTTTTTGCTGTAGTGTAGTTTTTTTCTCAGAAAGCTCATTGAAATCCCTATTCAATGCTTGTAACAAGGTATTCATGCGGTTTTTTCTCAAAACCATCTCCTTGCCCTCTTTTTCGTTGTCTTCAAGCCTTCTTTTTTTGGATTCATTGAAATTATGTAAAAATTCATCCTTCTTAATTCTTACGTCATCCTCCGGTAATGACTGTTTACAAGTCGGACATGTGCAGCTCTCAAATTCCGGCAATGTTTCGGAATTGATTTTTTTCCATTGCGCCCTTTTTTCAGATATCTCATTATCTAAGACATCTATTTTTTTTGTGCCTATGGTTATTCTATCACTTACATTAATTAAACTGTTATCTAAAAAATCAATCTCCCTCATTATTCCAGATATCTCAATGTTTGTGTCTTTGTAACCTGATCTTACATTACTTTCAATTTCCCTTTCAAGCTGCAGGACCTCATTTTTTTTATTATAATATAGCTCTAATCTATTATTATAATCTTCATTATCCTGATTAATTTTTTCAGAATAATCCGTCTCTGCTTTTATTGTCTTTTCTACCTCAACCTTCTTCGACCCAATCTGCTTTTTTAAGTCATTAATCTGTCTTGTAATATCAGCCGTATCAACTGTATTGGGCTTACTTCTTTCTGCCTCGTCTATTCTTGAGGGTATAAACTGAATTTCATCTTTTATCCGTTTTTTCTTATTAGCAGTTTCTGCCTTCGCCTCTGCCATGGTTTTGCCATGGCTTAGGATATTTCCTATAATATTTGCATGGTCTGTTGTTAGATTTGATTCCGCCAGTATTTCAGATTCGGTTATCTCTCCGGCCAATGAGAATATTATCTCTCTCCTTTTTTCCCAATGTAGGGAATGAAAGTAGTTGACATTTGTCAATAATTTAAAAAGACCTTCATCAATCAAATCCTTGATTTTTGATTGATATTCTGATTGTTTCAGTGGAACTTCATTCCAAAAGTATGTAGTTTCATTACCTGTGAACTCAAAGTCATCAGACCCCATCTTTTTTTGCCATTTTTCTGAAAGAACTCTTTTCAGAGTAATTTCTTTAGAATCAACATCAAGTACCAATTCTACAGAATGTTCAAGCCTTTCAATGATTTTACCTTCTTTATCATAGGTTTTTATCTCGAAGTCTTTCCGGTCTTCAATATCTTTTCCAAATAAGCACCACAAAAAGGCATTCATTATTGTTGTTTTTCCGGTCGCATTGTCTCCGGATATAATATTAATTGTTGGATTGAATCCAAATTCCGCATTGCGAATCCCTTTAAAATTAACAAGGGACATTTTTTTTAAAATAAATTCCATATCTTTGTTTTTTTGTTATTTAATTTATGTCTCGCTTTCCATCGGCGAGACTTTTTTGTTTTCGGTGAATCAGTTCTATGAGATTACTCTGAACTTTTTCATTTTGAACCCTGTCATAAACTATGTGAATAAGATTCTCTAACTGTTCAATCGTTTCACAAGAAGCAATCCACGATTCAATTATTGCTTCATTATCTTCTACCATCGTGATTTGCCGTTTGTTGATAATTGAATTTTATCTTGTATAGCTTGTTCCAAAATCTGGAGTTCGCTATTTGAAAGCGTATCATACGCCTCCCTGGTTATTTTTTCCATTTGGTCAACAGAACGAGCCATCTTAACCAGATTCAATAATTTTCTTAGTTGTTTTTGCATGATTTTTATTTTTTTTGATTAATAAATATACCTCAAAGATAATATGTCCCCCATTCTTATCCTAATTATTTGCCAATTATTGTTACTATATATGTAATTATTTTCATAATAACCCAAAGTATAACCAAAATAGTTACACTTTGTAGCTACTTAGTCCACCTTTAACCTGCTGCATCCCTGTGTTTTTTGATTTTTAAATTAATTCATAAATAGGTTTTGCCCAATATCGATATTGGGCCATAGCCGTTTTAAAGAGCGGGTGAGTTTCTTCCTTTACCCCTTGCTCATGCAAAGAGAGCATTATGTCTGTTGCAAAGACAAAGGCCCTTGCATAAAAAACCTTGTCTTTTTTGTTTTCTGAATCTTTATAGAGACTCATTGTCTCAACTAAAGATAAAAACAACCTTTGTTTTTCCAATAACGTTTTTTCCATCTTTATTTTTTGTTTGATTAATAAAATCGGGTGATTTGAAGCGCATTAATACTTATAATATCCCTTCGCACATCATAAAATGAATCTTGAGAAGTGCGCCCGGTACGCCTTTGATCTTTGCTGAATTTTGACAATTTTTCTTCAAGTCTTTCGAAAGCTGCCATCGAAGAAATGCCTTTAATTCTTGCATAAGCTACAACTCTATCATTCAGTTCATACTTTTGCTCTCTTAATGCTTTCCAGAGTATTGATGCTTCATCTTTAGTTATTTTCATGCGGTTTGGTTTTTGTGATTATATTATTTTTTACTTTATTCATTATTTGATTACACTTGAATGCCTCTCTGTAATCTTCTTTGGATAGATGATACTCCAGGACTATTTGTAATGTTTCATATAGAATCATCCATTGATCATAGGTAAATTCTACGTTTTCGTCTTGCTCTGCTTCCTGAAGATATTTGTTTAATTTATTTATCTTGCTATAAAATTGAATCAGTATTATTATGTAAATAGCAATGGAGACAGTTGTTGCCAAATTAAATGTATCACTGAGTTTCATGTGTTTTAGTTTTTTTTGATATATAAATGTTATTAGCTGCAATTACATCGCGCACCTATCATGTCACTAATTGCATCATACAGTGAGGTCCCCTTCCTTAGATATCCGGCTTTTGTTCTTTTTATCTCCCCGTGTATGGCAAAATGTATTTTTTTGAGATGCAGGATATCATCGATCATCCTCATATCATCATAGGCTGTCTCTAAGTCGATCCCCCTTTCTGTTGCCGCCTTGATGAAGATATATACCTCATCAGTCTTCATCACCGATGTTTCGAATATCTCACTCCCAATCCGAGGGGTATACACAGTCTTACTCATCGCCTGTATAATTTGAGTCTTAAAAACTTATACCCTTCCTCTATCTTCGTGGTGCGAGGCTCATTCCTTATCTCCAGGATGATATGATCCTCTGCCGCCCGAAAATGCCTCATAAGTCTGCGGGCTTCATCCCGACATGTAAAGGAATAATGCCTGAGGTCACTCTTATATGTCCCCCTGTAAGCATCCTCCTCCCCGGAATATGCTATGTAATCATGGCTGCCTTCATAGCCGAATACGATACCATCGACGGCTTCATCCTCCAGTTCGAGTAATTGCATAGCAAGTTCATTGAGTATAAATCGTCCATTGCTATGAATGCGCAGGCATGGAATGCGAGGACTCCTGTACTTCCTCGCTGTCTTCTTGCTTATTCTCATCGTTGTATATTTCAGAGATAATGATGGATGCTATCAATCTGATATGTTCAGCTCTGCCATCTTGCTGTGATACAGGCTGCATATCCTCGGGCAATATGTTGTGTTCAGTATTCATCAGAATGGCAGGTTACCTTCTTCACTCGGAATATCTTCTACATCGGAGGCTGTCACCGGTACTCCATACGGATGGGTAGCGTCGGCAGTGGTATCTATCTCTAGTCCGAGCTCATCTACATCGAATATCCAGGCTGACTTTGTGCCGGACTTCGTCTGCAAACGACTTATATCCGTCAGCGGATAGGATAACATGATCAAGAAGTTGGCTATCTAATAGCGTTAACGCCTCTTTTACCTTGCGTGTTAATGCTATGTCCTGATGCGACGGGGTTAAATTGCCTGACGGATGATTATGAGCAAGAATTACGCCGCTTGCCAAGCTTTCTACAGCGTATTTCGCTATAAGCTTGACATCTACAACCGTTCCGGAGACTCCGCCCTGGCTAATCTTCGCATATCCGATTGTCTTGTTTGCTCTGTTTAGGAGCAATATAAAACACGATTCGTATATGTCTATATCGTCATGATAGAAATTACGAATATATTCGGCCGCATCCTTTGAGGTTTGTATTTTAATATTTTCAATATCCGTCTTTTCTTTTTTAAGACTAAAAGTTTTTAAATTAGCAACTTTCATTTTATTTTTTGTTTGTTATTTAATACCACAAAGATAATACCGTGCATTATACTATCCAAACTTTTTGCTAATTATTTTTAATATAAATGTATTTATTTCCAGATCAACCCAAAATATAACCAAAATAGTTACACTTTGTCAACATTTTGCGTATGATCATATTTTGAAAATTCACAAATAATATTAATATACTTATGTGAACAAAATATTAAATAATATATATTCATTAATATATAATAAAATAATATTAACATATTGTAAGCATTTAAAATTATCCGGTTCAGGTGTAACAAATGTTACAGCAATGTTACACCAATGTTACAGTAGTGTAACATGCCTCAAACTCACGTATAGCAAGGGGTTCAGCCGATTTGTTACACTAAATGTTACAGTGTTACAGTGATTTTAAAAATTAAAAAAAATTTAGAAGAAAAATATTTAAAAAATGAAAAAAGTGTAACAAGTGTAACATTTTGATTATTATAATATGTACAATTGATGTGTATCAATACATTATAATAAAAACAGGTGTAACATTAGGTGTAACATTACTGTAACATTAGTGTAACATTTACTGTAACATTTTTGGTGAAATTGGTCATTTTCTCCAAAAAATAGTTTATATTAGAAAAATATATATATGATTTTACAAGTTTTTGACAAAATTAGAAATTATCAAATTACATATTATTATAATATGTTAATATTATCACAGATAGGTCATTTTATATTATATTTGCCTTTTAAACGCTCCTCCGGCATGAAGAAAAATAAAATATACGACAACAGACTACGAAGTGAGGAGCGTTTTCTTATTTGTCGGGCAAAAGGGAAAGGGAGTAATTGCATTCTCTCGAATGCGACAAACCTTCCCTTATTATTTTATTTATCATGAAAGAATTAGTTGGTTATTTTCTTAAATACTTAGAAGGTGATTTCTCATTGACTGTAGTCGATGACAAAAAAGCGTCGATATGCAAATGGACCGAATTACAAACAAAGAAGTTAAATAAGGATGAATTTACAAATATATATTCATCACCAAAGGCTCGAGGAGCAGCATTGATAACCGGTTATGATAATCTTGAAGTTGTCGATGTTGACCTGAAGGTATTCAGTACTACGCCCGAAAAAGAAGAATTTTGGAATACCTTATTATCATTATTGCGGGAGGCAATTTATGATTTCGATAAAATATTTTCGATTTACAAAACAAAAAATGCCGGCTACCATATTCTTTACAAGACAAAAAGATGTCAACCGTCTCAAAAAGTTGCTAAACTTCAAGGGCATACTCAAGCGGTCATTGAAATAAAAGGACAAAAAGGGTATGTTATAATGTACCCAGACAATTGCGTCAATGGTGTACAATATTCAGATATACAATATATCACCGATAAAGATTGGCATTCTTTGATGTCAATATGTCGTTCTTTTAATTATATAATTGAAAAAGAAGATTTACCGACACAGCAAAAAAATAAAAACAACGTCTATACAGGAACATCACCGTTTGACGATTTTAACGCACAAAACACGGTGTGGGATGTTGTATCTGATGAATTTACAATTGTCCGGAATTTATCGGACAGAATCGTCATAAAAAGATTAGGATCAGATAACTTTTTATCAGGTAGCATCTTCAAAGAATCAGATTTATTATATTTGTTTTCAACAAGTACCATTTATCCTGCGGAAAAAGGTATCAGTGCTGCTGCTGCCTATGCCTACAAGTTCCATAATGGAAACTTTAGTGATGCCGCAAAAGATCTTTACCAACAAGGGTTTGGTACACGTAACGAAAAGGAATATAAAGAAAAAGAAAAAATAGTAATTGAAAAAAACATTGATTATGAATACAATGAAGATGACATTATTTTTCCAATCGATGTATTTCCAGTTCAATTTAAAAGCTTTATATTACAATGCAATGAAAGACTTGATACAGTAATAGATTATGCAGGATGTAGCCTGTTGTGGGCAATATCATTGATAATTGGGAATAGTTTACAAGTGAAAGTAAAAAATGGGTGGTATGAGATCCCTGTCGTTTGGTTTTCTTTAGTAGGTAATCCGGGTATCGGAAAAACTCCCTCTATAAGATTAATGTTAGCACCGTTAATAAAGGAAAACAACAAAAAGATTAAAGAATATATTGAAAGAAAAAAAGAATATGATGCGTATGAAAAGTTATCAAAAGCGGAAAAAGAGAAACATATAGACGTTGAACCACCATCAAAAAAACAAAACATAGTCGATGATATTACAATGGAAGCATTAATTGACCTACATGAAAATGTTCCTCATGGAATAGGAATATTCAAAGATGAATTAGCAGGGTGGCTTAAAGATATGAATAAATACCGGTCCGGGTCAGATCTTGAAGCCTGGTTATCATCGTGGAGCGGGTCAAGTATTAACATTAACAGGATGACACGTCCAGGATCTTTTGTTGAAAAACCATTTATGCCGGTAATTGGTGGAATACAACCCGGAATATTAAATACATTATACAGCGAGGATAAGAAGGATAATGGTTTTATGGACAGAATGTTAATTTCATTCCCGGAAAATATAGTACCACTTTATAATGATAAAGAAATTGATTATGATGTGTTGAAATGGTATGACATGGCAATAAAAAAAACTATTTTATTAATAGAACAAATTGATGATGATAGGAATAAAGTAGTTTTTTCCACGAATGCAAAAAAGATGTGGATAGATAAATTTAACGAAATTAGCAACAAACAGAATTCAGAAAATGAAAATGAGTACTTTAAGTCGATGTACCCAAAACAAAAATCCTATATCCCTCGTTTTGCACTCATTCTTAACGTCTTATTTTGCACCATTGACGATAAATATAGTATTGATGTAATATGTGATAAGGCGATGGAAGGGGCGATAAAATTAAGTGATTATTTTGTCGCTCATGCCAAAAAGATAAAATTTGAAAAAAAGGTTACTGAAGACATGGAAAATGTAACGAATAATCACAATTCGATATATGAAAAAGTCAAAGCTGCATATAACAATGATAAGGAGTTTAATCGAAGTAAATTAGCGGATTTATTATCTGTGTCACGTATGACTATTGCAAGATATGTTAATGAACTAAAAAAGTAAATATGATATTGAAAGCATGTGAAATGATAATCGGTAAGATGAAGGGTGAAGATGTGATAATTATTAAGTCATTTGATATTTATGATTCGAAGGATAAATATTTGCGAAAAGCACGAATAAATGATAATCTTCTTAATTTACTGATAGAAAAGCTTGAATACATCCCTATTAATTCATGCAAGGAAAACATTGAGAAATTACATCATCTTGCAAACAAAAATCCGTTGGTCGTTGATTTAATAAAAGATTTAAAACTTGAATTATGTTAAGGGATTATCAACTCAATGCTATTGAAGATATTGAGAGAAAGTTTGATAGAGGTGAAAAACGGTGTATGCTTCAAATGCCTACCGGAGCAGGGAAGACATTCGTTTTCTGTGAACTTGCAAAACGCTATTTTTTAACTGATATAAAAAAAGTATTAATATTGGTCCATCGTAAAGAATTATTAAAACAAGCTTATAACTCTTTAGGCGAACGATGCTTTAAAATTGAAGGCGGTATAAAGAAGATACCAAACAATTATGATTATTATGTTGGAATGGTTGAAACGGTGAATAGAAGGATAGATAAATTACCCGAATTTGGATTAATAATTATTGATGAAGCTCATATCGGCAACTTTAATAAATTACCTTTTTTTGATGATGAAGATATTAAAATTGTTGGTGTTAGTGCCACTCCAACAAGCTCGAACGAAATTAAATTATCAGAAAAATACAAAGATTTAATAATCCCTACCTCAATAAAACATTTGATTGAAAATAATTATCTTGTCCCATCCGATACATACGCATTTGAAGGAGAGAACGTAAAAAAGGCAGGGTTTAAGGTCACACGAACCGGAGATTATGACATTAAGCAGATGTCACAATTTTACGAAAAAACCGGGATGATAGATACGGTAATAGACAAGTATTGGAAACACATAGCAGGGAAAAAAACGATGATATTTAACACGTCAATAGAACATAATATCAAGGTACATGAAGCATTCCTCAATGAAGGATTAAATTCTTATTATGTAGATTCATTGATGCCAAAAGAAGAGAGAGACAATAATATTGATAAATTCATAAATGATGATCATGGAATAATGAATAATGTCGGTATTCTGACTACCGGGTTTGATTGTCCAAATGTTGAGGCAATAATATTAAACCGGGCAACAAAAAGTTTATCACTTTACTATCAGATGATTGGGCGAGGTTCACGGATAGCAGAAAATAAAGAAAAATTCATTATCCTCGACTTGGGCAATAATGCCCAAGAACATGGATTGTTTTCGCAACATGTTGACTGGACTTATTATTTTAACCACTCCGAGAAAAAATCCGATGTAGATGGCGTCGCTCCTTTTAAGACATGTCCGCAATGTGGGTTTATCACTCATATAAGTGCCAAAGTTTGTCCATCGTGCGCTCATGTTTTCCCTGTAAAAACAGCAGCTGAAAGACGTCAAGAAAATTTGATAAAGCTTTCTGAAGAATCTCCGTTAAAAATAAATGTGAATGCGTTGATTAATATCGGAAAATTGAGGGGGTGGAATGTTTATGCCTACCCATTCAAGATAGCGGAACACTTAATCAATTATCAAAAAAAACATGCTGATATTGTAGATGATGAGGCATTGTTAACACTCGCTCAACCTTTTTTTGAAGAATGGTGTAAAATAATTGGCAAAGCTAAAACACAGTGGAATAAAGATTTTTTTTACAATGCACTAAAAAAAGTACAAATTGAAAAAGCAGGAAAGTAAATTACAATCGGAATGTTACATTTGGTATAACAATAATTATTGCCTAAAAAATAATGAAAAAAGAGGCTTAATGTTTGCAGTGCCAAACGAACTTGGAACAAATAACGCCCTGACAACAATGTTATCAAAAGCCACTGGATTATTATCAGGTGTAGCAGATACTGTTGTAATATTGCCAACAAAAGATTTGATATTTGTCGAATTTAAAACGGATATTGGAAAACAATCTCCCGCACAAAAAGATTTTGAAAAAAGAGTTACTAACTTAGGTTACAAATACTTTGTAATTAGAACATTCGATGAATTTAAAAAAATAATTATAACTTTGTCAAAAAAATAATATGAATAATTTAGCAACATTGTACATTAAAGCAGATGTATTAAAGACACTTCACGATACCATCCAAAAAAAAGGTTCTAAAGGCGTTGAATTGACAATCTCAACGTCAGACAAAAATAACGACTACAACCAAAATGTTTCGGCATGGGTAGCACAGACAAAGGAAGAAAGGGAAGCAGAGAAAAAAAAATTCTATGTCGGCAATGGGCGTGTTTTTTGGGGCGACGGAGTAATCCCTAAAAATGAAATAAATACAACTAATATAATAGAAGATATTGAATCTGAATCAACAGAACTGCCTTATTAAAAAGATTTCCGCAAGAAATCCCAAGCATCATGAGAATGAAAACCAAGAAACGCATATCAAAAACTGAATCCATTAAGCAGATTTTAAACCTGCTAAGGAAAGGGTATGCGACAGAGGAGATATTGGAAGAAATCAGTAGCAATTGGGTGTTACCTGAAACGACATTCTATAATCATTTTAAAGAAGCCAAAAAAACATATAATAATGAGCTACAAGAGCAGCAAAAGGAGATTGAGGTAGCAAGAGCCGCAGAGGTAAAGAAAGCCACTCAAAAAGGCTTAAAATCGAAATTTGAAAGAGACATCGAAATACAAGAAGAAATTGAGCATTATCAAAGCATCCTTGCAGGAAAAAAAAAGGTAAGCTTCATTCTCGGGCAAAAAGTATCAGCAACAGAAAATTTACCGATTCAAATCGTCCTACTCGTTCAGAATACAATAAACGACTTACGTAAAGAATTGGCAAAACGATTGGGCGAATATGAGGCTACAACAATAAGGGTAGAGGAAGTAAAACCGGATGTTACTTACATAACATTAGCAGAACTGGATGAAATGGAAAGGAGGCTAAATGGTGGAGGCAATACAACGTAGAGATGATATTGAAAGACAAATAAGGCAAAGACAATGCCTTATTTCACTTGAACGGTTTACTATTACATTTTGGGACGTAATAATAGAAAATGAGCTTGTCTGGTCTGAACACATGTCAATAATGTGTAATGAGATAGAAAGAGTTTACAAATTAGTATTTGAACGGAGACACAAAGAACACGACCTTATAATAAATATACCGCCCGGAACGAGTAAGACAACAATATGTTCTATTATGGCAACTTGCTGGGCATTCGCAAACATGCCGTCAATCAGGATTCTTATTACAAGTTTTTCGGACGATGCAGTTATAAGCATAGCGGACAAAGTAAAGTTGATACTTAATTCAGATAAATACAAGAATTTATTTGGATGGGTAGAGATAAGAAAAGATGTTAACAACAAGCATAATTTAAAGACAACAAAAAACGGTGAATTTTATGCCTCTTCCGTTAACGGGACAATTACGTCAAAGCACTTTGATATATTGGGGGTCGATGACCCTATAAACCCAAAAGATATTGATAGCCGGAGCGCAATTACCAATATAACAACAAAGTTCTTCGCTCGCACATTACCAACTCGTAAGGTTGATAAAGCCGTTACACCGTTAATATTAATAATGCAACGTTTAGGGATACAAGACCCTACGGCCTATTTGATTGAAAAGAGAGGTGAAGATATTAGACATATTGTTTTACCCGCAACAAATGATTATCAAGTTAAGCCGACTGAATACCTAAATATCTATCAGGATGGATTACTCGATCCGATCCGGTTGTCCCCCAAAATCTTAGGGGATGCAAAGCGTGATTTAGGATTGACCGAATACGCCGGGCAGTTCGGGCAATCCCCGGTACCATTTGGCGGTAATATTATTAAAACAGAATGGTTAACGATTATAGAAAAAACAGATTACTTCTTAAAAAAATCTTTAGTTTTCAATTACTTCCTTGACACGGCATATACAGCTGATACGAAGAACGATCCTACCGGGATGTTAACTGCAACGATAATCGATGGGGATTTAATTGTTTATGATTATTGGGCAAAGTACTTGGAGTTATATGAATGTGTAAACACAATAGAAAATACATATAATGAAAAAGGAGATATAAGAAGTAAGGTGATTATAGAGAACAAAGCCTCCGGCATAAGTATTAACACAGAATTGAAAAGAAAGTTCAAAAATAAAATGAATGTGTTTTTATATAATGTGAAAGGAAAGAAGGAGGATAGGCTCCGGTCGTTTGAAGCTTACTTTCAAGCCGGTAAAGTGAAGTTGGTAAGGGGGGATTGGAATGAGGCATTCATAAATGAATTAACAAGTTTTCCATCCCCACAGATGCACGACGAATCAGTCGATTGTATAACGATGGCACTAAATTATTATCTTGCAAATTCAGATCGTGGGACAAGAAGAACTGAAATATATTAAAAGTATGTACCTTTGAGAAAAAATAAATAATATGGAAAAGATTACAAAAGCATTAATTGACGAGATTAACGATATTACAACTTATGCCGACCTTATTAATCTTCAAAAAATTATAGACGTTGTAATAACCCACGATGTTCGTAATTCAGAAAGGTTGAGGGCAGCGGTATTAGAATCAAGAAAACAAATCAATAGAATTGAAATTGAGACAAAAGGCAAGCAAGCCTACAGACCTTTAGATTTTAAAAGGTTGAAAGATATTGATTATAATCCGTATGTGTCAGCACACGTTGAAATTGAGGAAGTTCAGGAAATTAAAGAAGAAACTGAACAAGTTGAACAAAAAAAGGTTGAGACGAGAGGGCGAAAAGCAAAAAAATGATAAAAGCGACATTGAATACTCCATCCGGGTTAAGTGTTAATATAGAGATACCGGAATCCGCAAAAGAAATACCGTTTTCAAAATATGTAAGCGCAAATATTGAGTATGTCAGTATCTGTGAACGTTTTGATGAGCAACAAACTAATTATACCGGCGCACAATTAAATGACATAGTTCGTTTCCTTTCGTTTGTGCTTGGCATTGATGCAAAAATACTTTTAGGCTTTAAGGTAGGTAAGCTGAATGACATAGCAGCTAAGATGTCAGCCGGATTAGATGCTAAGGGGACATGGGAGGAGATTGATGTCACATTATATATGTTATTCGATTATGTCACCAACATATTTGCGACGGAAGATTATGCGAGTAAGAAAATAAGTACATTTGAATTGAACGGCAAAAAGTACAATGTCCCAGAATACTTTAGAACTGCATTAACGACCGGGTCATCAGAACTAAAAGCATGGCAGGGTTTAGAATGTGCAGAAGCCTACCGGCACATAAATCAATATGTAACATCAATAAAGGATAAATTAGGGGATGAAGATATTTTTGTAAGTAAATTAAGCGATGATGAAAAAGATCAACTCGCACAAATTACATATAATGGTTATATGAGGGTATTAGCCTGTTTAGCACAGGAAGAAGGCACACACTTAGCAAATATAATAATGTCGGGGGGTGATGATGTAAGTGATTACATAGAAAGGAAGGCAAATGAATTAAATCAAATTGATGCGGATACAGCGTTAACAGTGTTTTTTTTTGGTCTGAATATTGGGTCGGCATTAATAAATCAGCTCGTTATGAATATGCCTTTAATCCTCCACAATCAACAACGCCAATAACTTCCGATCAATTAAAAGGTATTGCAGAAATGAGGGCGGCTGCGATAGCTGCATTTGAAAGAGTAGGATATCATGCCTTTATTTTTAAGGCGTTGAACATAAGACTGTACAATAATTATATGGATGCGTTAAATGATAATTTTAAAAATCTACTACGAAATATACACCTATTCAATGGCAGTGAACATGTATAGTTTTCAATCACTTCCTTATTATCCATCTTATAGCTGCCCTTGAAAGTCCATACTTAATAATAAGCTGCCCTTCGCTCATCCCGGCGTTATTGTCGTCAATAACAAAGCGTCGGACTAAGCTGTTGTAAGGGATAAATGCAAAAGAATCTTTTTGCGAGCGTGTTACAATATCGACGCACAAGATTAATTTTATTATTGCCTCCCTCTTAGGGTGATCTTCGCTATAATCATTGATCATTCAAAAAGTATTTTTGATTCTTCTTTAACTTAAACTTATCGTACAAAGATAAAACAGCATTACCACAACAATAGCTAACATTGCTAAGTTTGTATTTGTCATGAATGTTAATCAATCCGGCATAATTAAAAGAATCTATTAAAGTAATTATATGCTTGTATTCAGCTTTCGGGATTCTTTCCCATTTCAATTCTGACATAATTTTACAAAGTTATGATTAAATTGTTAAATAATAAATATCTGTTTCACATGCTGCATATTCAACGACCCTTTTCAAGAAAATAGGTGTGTCCAAAGGTGTGTTTTCGTCCCACAATTGCCATTCTGATGATGCAGAATGCCGGTAATAAATATGGTCATATATTACAATTTCTTGTATTACGTCTCCAATCCTGTACGGTATTATCTTACAATCTGATATTTCGTTATAAGATAATTCAGGTGTGTTCAATGAACAGTCAAATTGAGTAATAGGAAATTCAATCTGTCCATCCCTTATCATGTCAACGCATCCACCGACATAGGATTGAACAAGATTAACCTCAATTAGATTGACACCTGATAATGAACACAAAGGAGTTGAATAAGTTAGCCATGCCCCTCCATCAATGCTATAAGTAATAACTGACGTATCTATTGTAGAATTGACCTGACTATTATCTACGGTAATAGTTAAGCATCCTGTTACCGGATTGAAGTCTAAAACCAGTTGTGGATTGTTCTGACAAGGAACGACATAATAAGTAAATGTTACCGGCGCACAATCCCCATCAAATGTTACTGTAGCCTGAAAGGTAAAGTTACCGGTTGGATTACAAAGAGTATCACCGACGGTAAAGTCATTGTCATCATCGTATTTATAAGAATAATCTATTGTAAGAATTGTTAATGGCGACGTTCCAACAACTTCCGCAGTCCAGCATAATGAATCTTCAGTTACCTGTAAATTCAAATCTCCATAATCGCACGTTGAACGAAGCTCAAGTGGTTCATCATAATCAGATTGCCCGGTCAAGTTCCCTTTTGTTGGAACAAGGGTTAACGGTGTTGATATCCCGGAAACTCCGCCATCCCAATCTTGAATCTCAATCAACCGCATGGGATAAGAATGCCCCTCAATATCGACATTAATAATATCTCTAAAATCAATATCGCCAACATCATAAACCAAGATATTATGTTTTACAGAATCTTGAATGAGCTGCAAGGACGGCAACCAAAACATCTTATACAAATCTTTTAAGTCTCCCTTTCGGTTTCCATAAATTAGACATTCTTTTATTTCCGTTCCATCAGTGTTAACAAGATTTGCAAGGTTGAAGCTATACCATGCGCGTACGTCATTATCGTTATAAACTAAGCCGGGGATTACTAAGTCTCCATTTGTCATTTTTCGCCTTACCACCTTATTACCTGCAAAGTACAATACCCTGAATCCTACATTGAAAGAATACTCACCATTTTCATTATCAGATATGTAAGGTAAATCATGTGGCGCACGTCGTAATGAAGTATCAGGGTCTGTTAAGTTATTGATAAATGTAATCTCCTTATTGAGTGTTGCCCTAAATAACGGATTGCGTGATATTATTTCTTGTGAATAACCCCCCGGATTAATCGTTTTGAAGCCGTCAAATATTTGGTAATCTTTGCCGGGGATATCAATTGCAATCCCTTTTTCGGAAGTTGATGCAAAACCGACCCGAGTGTTTTCTGAAAGAACCGTTTTTTCAAAATTCCGTTTAAGGCTATTGGGAACTACCTGTTCTGTTATGTCGATAAATGTATCCTTGTAAAATCCTTCTATTTCTGAATCGTCAAACAAATTGCTTGTTAATGTTGGAAATAAATAAATATGACCGCTATTCCTTTTGTAATACAATTTAGCATCAAAAAGGTGAACAACGCCTTTTAATACGTCTAAAAATGAAAGATTTGGATCTAATTCATCAGCCATATTAATCGTATCCCCTTCACTATATAATGAACGTTCAGGTATTATACTGAATGTGTTTTGAGCCAACAATTTTACGTGAATTGTATCATCTGCATATTGTTCTGATTCGACATAAAGTATAGATAATGGAGGGATTGTTGCATTTTCAATTTCACAAATTACAGTAACTATTAAAGGTTGATAAAGGGTATTGTAAACCACCGGCATATCAACCTCTTTAATTATCAGAGGTAAATTAGAATAAAGATTATTAATCATCATTATTCTAAGTTTTACACCACCATTTACAGCGTAACGAGTCCTTAGCTCAAATTTTGCTTTTATTCTTATTGTGCCAATAAAACCGGGTGAGCGATAGAAGTATTTATTTTGAAAAATATTTGCAAATACTTCTGGTGAACCACCGGTATAATTATTGCCGGGATCTGAATATATATGAGAAAACGGCAATATTATTTTTTTATTGTCATTGTACTCCATCATCATTAATGTACTTTCCGTTGTCGATACAACCTCAAGTGATCTTCTTGCATTATTATTTTGAACATTTCCATAATCTTCACGGAGCAAGTACATTATCAAACGGCGACCGAAATCACTCTCAAGGAGTGGCGAAGAGAAAGCCATCCCACAAGCAGCGAATCCTTTTCTTAATAGATATAATAATGAAACAAAGGGTCTCATGTCATGCGTCCACAAAGAATTTTGAACAAGATTTATATTATTTGGCTTATTTGTTAACTGCCCCCAATTGACATGCGGCAGCCGTATTGGTGACCCCCCATCCACATACGCGCCCACATTATTCGTTGATGCAATATTCGCTGCGGTGAAAGAGAAGATATCAAAGGGGATAGCATTCAATTTCAACATTTCCGCTTTGATTAGCCAATATGAATTCCCGAGCTTTAATTCAGCCGTATATGTCTGTTCATCTGAAGATACGACAAATAAATCTGTAAAAGGTAGTGTCATGTCACCCAAGTAGGCGACCACCTTACAAGCCTTACCCGCATATTCGCCGGATTGACCGTTTATAAATGGTTCTAAAGCCCGTCTATTACGTGGCGTTCTCTTTAGTGTCAACCCTATTGCCGACGGTATCTCTAATTTATCTGCTAAAAAATTGTTAACCTTTTCCGTTAATCTTAATTGTTCAGGGTCAACATCAAGAAAGTATTTACCGTTTGAGTCAACAAATTGTCCGGTGATGAATGTGTATATTAATTCTACTTCAATCATAATATCCCTATTGCTGCATTTACCGGATTTGCGACATTGCCAGACAACTTAATCCGCATGTTTATACCTTCTTTTATCATCCCCGATTCTGTAACTTTAAATTTTATAAACTCGTTATTGTAAACTAACAAGTATGAGCTACTACCGAGAAACCCTTCAATAGTTCGGACGGCATCGGGTGACATAATAGTCTTTAATTCAAAATCGTACTTTGTATATCCTTTTACATTAGCCAAGTTATTACCGCCGTGTGTGTTATACTTTGTCTGACCCCAATCAGCAATCCCACCTCTATGGGTTTTAATTTCATCTTTTTGAACATCCATACCAATATTGACCTCTGTGAATGTCATTGCTGTATAACCTCCGAGCGGATCTAAATAAAGCACTTGATACGGATATTCATTAAGTCCGCAATTTTTAAACCGATATGTATAGACTTTATATCCTTCCGTTTGAAAAGTAACGGTGTAATAAGGGAGAAATGATAAGGCAGGAAAATGGGCTGCCCCAATGGGAAAGATGTTTACTTTATTAGCTACACCGGTCATTGTCGATATCACTGTGTTTGCCGGGTTCTTAATAGTCACCGTTGCTGCTCCGTACCCATACAACCAATCAACACTTGTTACATTGTACATTGATACCGGCAATTTTGGTGACATGAGAAAAACGGAAGGTATTGTTTGAAACTCTTTGTAATTCAAAAGACATGAGTTGATAATATCAATCGTTGCCGAGCTGCTTGGTAAAGGTAATCCGGTCGTTGCCCCTGTTGTAAAGTCGTGTGTTATCTCCCCATATTTAAGTTTTACCTTCATTATCCCTCCACCGTCTTGTAATGTGTTTGTAAGGATTGTGGGTAATAATGTTTTAATGTTGTAAAGCTCATTGGCGAATGATATGTTAGGATTTATGTTTACATTATTGGGTGATATCTCCCGAACATTTGTATATTCAGTGACCCCTGTTCCATCCGTCAATTGATATCCTATCGTTTTTTTGTTTACGAGTGGAGTACCTAAATCTGTTATTTCCATTTTCCACTGAATCAAATCATCCACTGTGATAGGTGAAGTTGGTGAAGATAGTATGTTAACTGACATTATCTTGTTGAATTATATTGTTGAATATTACGTCTTTCAATTAGTCTTGTTTTTTGTTCCTCCCCTGCGAGAACCCCATCCATTACGGCAATACGTGTTTCTTGTGCAACTATCCTCGCAAAGGTAATCATATCTGTATTATTAACCCTTGCAACCATCGGGTTACCTGTGTTAATAGATTGAGGCATTGCTGAGACGAACCCTCCATCCGCATATTTTGAACGGTGAAGAGCTTCGAAGAAAGGTCTATATTTTTTCGTCTTTTCCTTTGTGAAAACAAACTCCCCTTCATGCACGATTCCGGCAGGCTTGAAACCAGTTGAATCTGCTGGCATAATCCCCTCACCTGTATAACCGCCATCGGCAAAAGTAGCAGCCTTAATCTTAGCGATTTGAAAACCTGTCGTTGCACCAATCCCTATTGCTGCTATTGCTCCACCAATCGGACCGAGTGTGGCAAGTGCCTGAATTATCGCCAACGCTCCTGAGACTATTGCTTGTGCTATTTTTGCTTGTTTGTCTTGTTCAAAAGCTTCACGCTGTATTTTCTCAATTTTATCGCTCTTTTCTTTTTCAAGTGCCGCCTCTATTGTCGCATTCCCTTTCGCCTGTTCAAGCTTGTAATTATATTCCTTATCAATAGCGTTCAATGCATCCTTAGTTTCATTCTCTCGTGCTATCTGTTCAAGGTCAAAGATGCCATCTACTATTATGTTAGCATAATCAAAAGATGCAGCCTTGATTTTTTCTTGATATTCAATTTCTTTTGCTAAGCGTTCCTCCCGAGCTTTGTCCCTCGCTTTTTCAATATCTGAAATGTCTTTGAGATTTTTTTGCTTGTATTTATCCAAAAAGTCAAATACCTTTTTTTCTCCTTTTTCAGAAACGACCTCTCCTATTTCATCCACTGCATCCCTGATAGGCAATTGAGGCAGTTGACCAGGTGTTTTTCTTTCACGTGTCGCAATTCGATTCTGCAGTAATTCAAGCGCCTCTTTCGCATCGTCTAATTTCTTTTTTGCCTCGTTTGATTTTTCGATAATAATTGTTAGTACTTTTGGGTCAACCTCCGTTTGCAACTTTGAAACTAAATCGTTATATCTTTTTTCTAAATCCTTTATGCTTCCGATCCTATAGTCCGGCGCACTTTTTTTATTTCCTTGTCCCTTTGGTGGAGTATGCCCTTCATCATCCGGATTCCCCTTTATTTCTTGTTTTACATATTCACGACCGTTGGCGGTTAATTTATATGGGCGTCCATTCGCATCATAATATGTTCTGTTTCCACGTGCTTTTTCTGCATCACGGATAACTTGCCCTGATGCTTTTTTAAGTCTTTCTTCCCTTCCCTCTCTGTTCCCTCCGGAATATTTTAAGGCTTCCTTAAAAGTTAAATTCCCCTGCGCCCATTGTGACCATGCTTGAAAAGCATCTGCGGAATCTTTTAAAAAGTTTTTTGTAAAATTCTGTAAACCAGAATTTACAGCAAAGTCAGACATAGCATTTTTAAGCCGTTGCCATTGACCTGGGATATTATCCATCATCTCTCTTTGCTCATTGAGCAAACTATTTGTTTCGCCAATCGCAATATTACCGGTCTTGATTCTATCGTTTACGAGCTGTTGATTTCCTGCCCATTTGAAGAATATTTCAGAAACGCCAGCCCCTTTTAGTCCAAGTTCGCCTAATAGTTTTACCAGTTCAGTTGCCGACCCTCCCGACTTATCGACGAGTTTTGATATTACAAGATTTATAGCCTCTATCGGATTTGTATCCAAAAGCTTATGAAGTTCCTCCTTTGCTATTCCTGTAGATTTAGCGAACTTATCAAGATTTTCACGCATGTTTTGATTAAGTCGAACGAATGCAGTTCCACCTCTTTCAGCGTTAATACCCATCTCGATAATAGCACTTGACACACCAAGTATGTCACCTTGTGTCAACCCTATTGCCTTACCTACGCCCCCAATCCGTGTTGCGACATCCGCAATCTCACCTGCCGATGCAGCGCCATTATTCGCCAATTCATTCAGGGCGTTACCGATAAATTGGAAGTTTTGAGCAAGTTCAGTTCCGTTGGTTGTTGCTCCAAATAATATGTTAGAAAGTTTGGCAACGGTATTTGTTGTTTCTGAAACGCCGCCGCTAAATTCATCACCTAAAGCTATATTCAATGTATTAACTGCCTCTGTAAACTTTAAAACACCTTCTTCACCCTTTACACCAAATCGACCTGCCTCAACGGATATCTTTAAAAGGTCCTGTAAAGTTGTGGAAGTATCAAGAGCCTTTAATCCATCTGTAAGACGTTCGACAGCGTCAGAATTGAGACCGGTAGTTTTTCTTACATTAGCCTGAATGCCATCAATTTCAGCATTCAAAGAGATTATTTGCTTCATAAGTGAAGTCGCTGCTACTCCAGCCGCTGCGACACCGCCCAATGCAAAAGCAGACATTCCACCACCTAACAGACCTCCAGAAGCGTTACTTAAAAACGTGTTTGCGACATTACCAACAGTTGGATAATTTCCGACGTTCCGTTGACTTCGACCTGTTGCACTTTCTAAACCTAATAAATTCTGATGCTGCTGTTGAATTCTGTTTCTTAAATCAAGCCCTTTTGCCGCATTCCGTTCAGCTTCGGATAATTTATCATATTCTTTTCTTAGGTCGTTTAGCTCATGCCGTAATCCTATCAATGATTTTTTCTTAATCTCGTCATTGCGCACAGCTTCGGTAACATCAATCTTTCGTTGTGCTGCAATTCTTTTTTGTTCCTCTCTTTCTTGTCGTAACAAATCTCTATTGCCTTGTTCCCAAGCTTTGCGCTCCCGTGCAAGTTGAGCGCCGTCTGACATTTCTTTGTTTAACGCCTTATTGCGATCCTCAATAGCTTTTTTTGTGTTGTTGATTGCGACGGTTAACTTGCTTTCCTCATCAGTAATCTTAGACATTCCTACATCGTTAATGTCTTTAATCTTACTTTTTATCCCTGCAAGTTGTTTTTCAAGTTCTTTTAAATCCGATAATTGCGACTTTACGCCGTCAATTTTTAAAGAAAAAGATAATGTTTTATTCGCCATTATGTCAAATTATTAATTAAGTCATCTATGTATGTATCAATCTTCAACCCAAATTCATGCAACATTATGTTGTACGGATTATCGGAATCAATTACCTTCGTTATAAATCCTGTTCTTTCACCTGTTTTTGAAAACCTGCTTGAAGCCTTAGTTGGCATCCCATCTTGTTTATGTACATTAGCCGTTGCAAATGCGGCTCGCTTTGATTCCGCATCAGATAATCCTTTTGATTGAAAGTAGTTTATTAATCCGTCAATGTATTTACTTTTTTTTGCGCCGCTACCACGCCGGTATGGTATTCTATTTGCCCTGACCCCGAAATCAACAATATTACCGTAATTGTTCATATAGAAATCAGTAATTATCGAATCAGCAGTTTGTGTTATTTTATAACTTATGCTATTAAGCAAGCTACCGGTATTGTTGTGACCTTGCTCCTTTAGCTTCGTTGAGATATCTTGCTTTATTAAGTCAGATATTATTTCAATAATCTCTTTCTCATTAATCATACTGTTATCGTTACTCTGTTTATAACAGACCCTATAAGTTTATTCATTCCTCCTGCAAAAGATTCAATCGTTAATTCATCAAAAGCATTTTTCCATATTGCGTTTTTTAATATATTTGAATATGGTTTTACTTCGATATACATACCCGGATTATCATCGATATAATCCTGTGGCAATAATAAATCTTCACAATCTTGACATCCGATATTATTGTAAGCTCCGACGGTTGATAATTGTCGAATGAAGTTTTTTAATAGAATTGAAGTGTCATGTTCAATTTCAAATTGATTCCTTGAATCACATGTTATTCGTGAATTACAATTACAAGCGCACAATCCGGATTTATCTAAGTATGAATATTGATGGTTATCATAATTTTCGGTTATGTAATCTAATACTGCAATATGGAAAGTAATAGCCGTTGAACATTCACCTCCGGCAATTCCATTTATCGTTTCCGATTGCGGAATGATTGCAAGTAAAGGGTATTCAAATGTCAATTGTCCTGCCGGATAACCTTCTTTAGCCCACTTTTTAGAATAAAAAAAAGGCTTGTATTTTTCAATTACCGTTTTTTCGAGTTGCTCCCTACTTGCTATCTGCCATTCATCAATCACTGCGAATGTTTGAATTTGATTACAACGGACGGTTGGTAGTGTAGAATCTAAGTGTAAGATGTTGCGTATTGCGCTATATAGTTGAATGAATCCAAACTGCATAATATTTTAGTTACAAAATTAGCACAAAGTAGGTCAAGTAAAAAGAAGTTAGATAATAGATGTATGTAATACAGCCATATATGAATAAAAATATTATGTTATAAATAATGTTGTTATCACCTTTGTTGTATGACAAAAAGAAAAATATTAAATCTTGTAAATAACGGTGTTCTCTTCGCACACAGTGATTTGTCATTTGTGGAATACCTTTTTGAAGAAGAAGTTAATGGGATTGAATCTGAAATAAATAATGGTATTGCTCATGTCCGTATAGATGATTTGTTATACTTCGGGACAGATGAAAGGGCAGTTCAATCTTATGTTTCTTTATTAAAAAGACTACAAAAAGATGATACAGTACAAGGTGTTATTATTGAGATTGATAGCGGAGGTGGGCATGATGCTGCAAGTGATTATATAGGTAATGCAGTAGCGGAATTGGCAGGAGTAAAACCTGTTATTGCGTATGGTCACATGATAGCTTCAGGCGCTTATCTTATGGCAATAAATTGTAATCTGATTATTGCATCCGGAGGTCTTAGCAAAGTAGGGTCAATCGGTTCTTATGTGTCATTGAATAAGATAATTAAAGAGTTTTATTCAGAAATATTTGAAGATGTATATGCGCAACAATCGACTGAAAAGAATGAGGAATTTCGGGAATATGTGTCGGATGGAAGTATAGAAAAGTATCAACAAATGGCGAATGAATCGGCACAATATTTTATTGATGCAGTGAAATTGAAGCGCCCTTTTGTCAGCGAAGAAGCTTTAAAAGGGAAATTATATACAGCAGATAAAGCAAAAAGAGTAGGATTAATTGATGGTATTGGGTCATTGGATTATGCAAAGAGCCGGATAATCTCATTATTGAATAATTATTAAAAAAATGTAAACATGAAATTTGCAAAAAATTTTGTCAGCGCATTGAACAACGCATTAGGCTTTGCAGTAATAAAAGACGACGAGACTATCGACGAAGCTACTGCAAGACTTGAAGCAATGCCGACACAAAAACACAATGATGTGGAGATGGATGGTATTAAGTCATCTCTACATGATGTAACTGAATCGTTTAATAAATTAAGTGCTAAAGTTACTGAAACAGAAACTGCCCAAAAAAGCGACAATACCACATTGTTGACTATGATGGCAGAGATGAAAGGGGAGATTGATTCTCTTAAAACTGAAATCACAGAGTTAAAAAAAGATTCTTTACCAAAGCCTATTGTCAACAATTCTATTGTTGGAACGACTGCGACAAACAATTTAACGAATGTAATTACCTTATCAAAGGGTAGATTCTCAAACAACTAAAAACATAAAAATATGCCTATTAACACGATAGAAGTTCCGAAAAGAATAAATATAGACGGTGTGGGGGAGGTTACTGCCGGAATAAATTTTACCGGTGGATTATCCCTATCAGCCAACAGGGCGGCAGGTATACAGCTATTTATTAAGAGTGGATTACAATCAATCGGATTGTATAATGACCCTTTAAAGTTGTTCAGCGTATCGAACGACATTGTATCGGGGCGTGCCATGTTTATGAACATTATGGCAGCATCATTCGGATTACGCCCGGCAAACGGTTGTAATTGGGATCCGGCAGCTCGTGTGTTTATCGACAATGAAGGTATCAAGATGTATTCATTGACCTACCAATTTGAGCAATGTTATGATGAATTTATCGGCTCATGTTTGCGTCAATTGCTTGGCAAAGGTAACAGCATTCAAGATATATTAGCAACTGAAGATGGGCAAAGATTGTTGGAAACAGCGTTTGCTGCGGTGTATGAAGGAGCGTTAACGGACGGTGATATTATGGCATGGATTGCACGTCACCCACTTATAGCAACAGCATATAATAACGGTGTTAGCGGTATGGATGCTGATGAATTTGAACGTTTCTATGCGCAAAATGGTACTAACAGAGTTCCGGAAGGGTGGTTAGCGCAAATTGATAATGCCAGAATAAGCGGTATTCCAAATCTTAATGGCCACATCAATCCAATTGATGTTCACGGTAATGACTTTGTCGGAGACGGTATTGCAGTTCTTAACAATCTTAAATCTAATGCAACAAGCAAATTAAGAGTAGCTATTTCAAAGAACCCTGCTGACGGCGTCTATTTCGTATCACGTACTTTATTTGAAAGGATAAAAGTACAACTTGGGGACTCTTGTTGCTCCGATGAGCTTATTAAAGCAAAACTTTTAGGAGATAATGCTAATATAGGATGGACAAGGGAACACATTATGTATAACGGTCTATACGTTGTTCCGGTTGATGCTTGGGACGTACTTAATGAGGCTACTGCGACAAACGGTGTTAGAGCCTTGTTGACAGTAAAGGGGAACTTGGGTGCTGCCTTCGACGTAAGCAAAACAACAGGCGGTTCACCTGATATTGCATTTGAGGCGGAACAGAGGCTCGGGCCTGGAGACGGTTTCATGGGTAAGGTTTATGGACATACAAACTACGAGCTTGGAATAGGTATCTTAAATCGTGATTATCTTTCTTATGCCTCTTATGTCAGCGCATAAATTATTATTTAATCTAAAAAAATAAATAACATGATAGCATGCGGATTCACAGAATATACAACAACCTGCACGAGGGGTGCTGGGGGCGTAAAGAGGACTGCCGGAATCCCTCGTTCAAAGGTATCTTCAATAACCTTTACGTCAGGAGAGGTATCAGCGATAGCACTTGTAGCGAGCTTCCATTTCGCTCAAGTATTATGGGCTGATAATAACACAGCAACATTTACAGAGAGTGAGTCTACAAGGGATAGTGATATCAAAACACAAGAAATGATAGCTAACTTGTACGGTGTTACACAAGCTACAAAAGCATGGGCAGAACAGGCGGAGGCTTGTTGTGAAGGTTTGGTTTTAGTACATGAGATGAATGACGGTACTGTACGTATTCAAGGTATCGAATATTATGGGACTACACCACCTATTTGGGGTTACACGCCCGGCAAAGCATTAATATTCACAGGGACAAATAACGGTACTTTGCAGACTAAGGCAATAACAACGGTTAAAGCTGAATCATTATCAATTTACCCAGCTCCATTCGTCGCAAGCTCCTTGACTTTCGACGCAATATTAGCACTGTAGTATTCTTTCATATCGGATCGGGTGGGTGAATTGATTCACCCACCTTTTTAAAAAAAAATAACATGAAATATAAAATTATCAAAAAAGTTGTACCCTCAAAATTCATTAACGAAAAAGGGAAAGTCGTAATTTTGTCAGAAAAGGATGAGACTGAACAGATAATAAAATCATCCTTATATCCGGATGGGACAAGGGTGTTGAAAGCGGCAACACAAGAAGATTTGAAGTATGCTTTTGAAAAATTGGGAATGACCGAATTTATTGAAGTTGCCGAAGAAGAAAAGCAAATTGATAATACGAAAAAATGACATTAACGACGATATCGGGCAAAAGAGTTATTAAAGGATTTGAATTAAACGACCCATTTCCGTTATTAGTTGAAGACAGTGCGGACATAATCAAGTTTTTTAAAAACTCTAAGATAGTTCCTTACAGCTATACAGAGAGTGGGACTGGGAACTCATTGCGTCCGCTATTGTCTAAGATATCAAGATTGTCGCACACCCAAAATGCTTGTATAACAAAAAAAGTCGAATTAGGCTTTACAGGTTCTTTATCATTATATTATTCAGACTTGTATTCCGATTTTGATACAACTAAAAGTGTTGATTATAATAGATACAGGGAAGCAAGTCAGTATATAATGTATGGAAAAAGAGGTGTGTTGGAGTATTTTCAGGACGTTGCAAGAAACTATCTTATATACGGTGAGTGTTTTGTCGAATTGTCGATTGTTAAGAGCGGAGATAAGTACATCCTTAACAACAGAATAATGCCGACAGAGGGCAGTTATCTATATAAGGATAATGATATTTATTATACCTATTTGCCGACATTAAAAGAAAATTCTGATATTACTCTATATCCCTTTTATCCTAACTTTGTCGAAGTTGAAGGGAGGATGATATCTATCTTGCATATAAAGAATGGTAACTACTTGTATGGTGAGCCTGATTCATTTGGAAGCATATACAAGCAATATAATGAGGTTCAGTTATCTGTTTACAATAACAAGCAGACTGATAACAACTTCATGGGAGTCACAATATTAGAAGTTGAGGGGGATAATCCTGAAACCGGAATATCTTTAACCAATGAAAGTTATGATTACAAACATGGGGAGACGGTTAATATACCTAAACAAAGTCTTGCTTCTAAGTTTGTTGATGCTACAACAAACAAAGGTAAAGCACCGCAGAGCATTATTTACATGGAACGTCCAGCTGGGGCAAGTTCAATGAATGTACATACAGTTGCACCGGTGACGAATGAGGGTTACTTTAAAACCCTTGCAGAGTTGAACAAAGATGCAATAATAATGAGTCATCGTTTATCCAGGCTGATACTTGGGTTTGAACAGGCAACAGGGTGGAACAAGGATGCTTTTAAAGATAATATATTAATAACAATGGAAACCGTTATTGCTAATTTGCAAAAAAAGATTTTGGCACAACATGATGATGTCGTTTCTGAATTAAATATGATGAATGGATATAGTGATTTAGCCGGCGTTAACAGAAAAATTCTGAATCCGATTGTAAAATTGTTTAGCGAAGAAAATATAGATTAATGTTTATCTTGCCTGAATCTGTGGTTTTTTTTGGAGGTGGTAAATTGAACTTCGAGACAAAATGGATAGGTAGTATCCTTGATAGTGAGGAATATGCTTTTTTTGAAGAACATCTTAATCCATCAATTTATGATTGTCTTGAAAGTAAGATTGAGCCATGTGGGATTGTGTCAATGTGGGAATCGTGTAAAACTTATATGATAGGGGATTATGTGCTGTACAATGGTTTAGTTTATAAGTTTATCGGTACAGATAGCACAACGCCACCTTGTAATGATTCAATCAATTGGGAAAAGGCAAAAAGATTTGTCGATGATAATTTGAACAAATTGTGGGACAGGCACTTAATGACAATCTTAGCAACAAAAATTTATATGGCTGCTATTCCGGCAGCTACTTATCAAGTTAGTGCTGTAGGTGCAACGGCATTAACAGACACCAATGACGGATTAAGAGGGGTTACAAAGTCGGAGATATCATTTTTAATGGATTCATTGGGCCAACGGTTTTACAACAAAGTGCAGCACATGAAGAACTATATTAGCAATAATCTTGATACGTTGACTTGTTTTGATAATATCGGGGGTTGTGGTGATAATGGAATAAGGAATGAAAAGAAAGGGTCAACAAAAATATATTTTTTATGAGTTTAGGTGAGCAATTAGGTAGGTTGTTAATTCATGAACAGGTCAGCGAAGATGAAGCAAAAATGAGGATTTCGATTTGTGAGGGGTGTGATTTGTTCAAACAAGACACAAGACAATGTTCAATCTGTGATTGTTATATGGATAGCAAGGTTAAGGCAAAAAGACATTTTGAATTAACAGAATTTAAAGTCGTCGATACACATTGCCCTAAAAACAAGTGGTAAACATTTTTTTAACATATAAATTATTGGATTATGATTTTGTACAGACAAGCGAACGGGAAGGGTAATGTAAACTCTTTAGTTCAGATTGCCAACGGTGTATGTTGCCCGGATAGTGGTGACGTATGTCAATTTACTGCATCGGTAACAAAAGCGACTGTAGGGGCTATTACAGCATTTAGCGTAAAAGACAAAGACGGCGTTACGGTGAAGACTACTGTGCCGGCTGCAACAAATGCAAGAACATTGCGAGAAAACCTTGTTACTGCAATTAATGCCGCTGGTGGACGATTGTTTAACGGTGGAATTACAATTGATGATGATGGCACGAATTACAACATTTCCGGCATCGGTGAAGTTGTTATCGTTAGTTATTCAAAGGGTGGTTCAGATACAACTTTCACAAAAAATTGTACTGATGCCTATCAATGTATCCATTCGTTCTACTTGTTTGATGGTGTTGCGGGGGCGAATAACTTGACCGTTGGCGGAACGACTACCTCATTAGGTGCTGTTACCTACCCTTCTACTACTGCCGCATCATTGAAAACAACAGTAACTGGAATTGCCGGTGTTGTTGGTGCAAGTAGCGATGTTGTAGCAGATGCGCTAAGACGTGGTTATCTTGTTACGGTAGCAGTGGATAGCGAAGTCGGAGTATTCTTGAATGGCGAAAGTGCATTTGACATTTCTTGTAAACCTTTATTCACGACATAATTATCTTATTTTATTGAGTTTATTGTAAGGGTAGAGTTTCTTTCTCTCCCTTTTTATTACCTTCAAAGATGATAAACATAACGTGTCATAATAAAGAGGCCAGAACAGGACCATGTGCAGATATAGGCGATAGTAATGTTGTTGCCTATATCTCGTTTTTTGATACAATAAACAATACAGAAAGGAAACTTTATCAACCGGTTTACGGCGACTTCAAAACAAGTACTGCTTATCTGTTCGACCTATCTGGTAACAGCATAACTTTAACTTATGCGGATAGTAACAAGACAAGAACTGAACTTGAGGACTTACTTGTCGATTGTTGTGGGTGTGTTGGAGGCGATGGCACTGTAACGAGTTTTTCGGCCGGTAATTTATCACCTTTATTTACCACAAATGTCGCAACACCTACAACGACGCCGGCATTATCATTTAACCTATCAAATTGCAACCAGTACCAAGTTTTCGGGCGTGTTGTAGCCGGGACTGGCGCACCGTCTTATGTGAGCTTAAATCCTATTGCGTTCAATGGGCTTTCTTTGCCTAACAATCAAATAGCCTATGGTACAGGGTCGGGGATAAGTAGTAATGGCAACTTAAAATATAATGGTAATTCCGGTCTTCAAATTGGCGGAGGAACAAACACAGCTTATTGTGCGATTAATATTGGTAATGGAGTTATAACCAATAATTCAGACTTTTCTTTTGTTTTGACTGAAAATACGGCTAATGTTATTAGCGGACTTGGAAATGCCGTTGCCTCATTCATAATCGGATCAGGTAATACGATAACGACTGGGGATATAACTTCATCTGCTTATCATAATAAGATTTTTGGGTTTAATAACTCAATTAGTGCTGCACCCTCGAAATACGCAATGTATAACTTCATTTCAGGGCGCGATAATATAGTTACAGATGGATATTACAATAATATATTAGGACACAATGTTACTAACAATGGTTATTACGGTTGTCTCGCATTAACAGATTATGGAGGATCTATAACTCTTACTGCAAGCAACCAGTTTACTGCTCGATTTTCGGGTGGATATAGATTCATGAAGGATGGTAGCACACAGTGGATGGCTATTGCTCCCACTACCGGGTATGTTACAATAAACAATATCCCTACTGCTGCAAGTGCAACGGATATTCTTGTTTCAAATGGAGGTGTGGTAAGCACAAGGACGGTAGCGTCGTTGGGGATTCCGGTTATAACGCCGGCGGCATTAACAAAAACAGATGATACAAATGTTACAATAAGTTTAGGAGGCACCCCAGCAACGGCATTATTGGAAGCCGTATCATTGACTTTGGGTTGGGCTGGAATTTTAGCTATCGGGCGTGGTGGTACAGGATTGGGAACTCTTGGAACAGTTAATCAGTTACTCCGTGTTAACTCTGGTGGTACAGCTTTAGAGTACTTTAGTCCTACTTGGACAAGCAACACAGGCACGGTTACGTCCGTAGCTGCATCCGTAGGGGGTACGGCATTAGGAGTGAGCGGCACCCCTATAACATCAAGTGGCACACTTGCATTCTCCTGGACAGGAACAAGCGGGCAGTATGTTAGGGGCGATGGTTCACTTGCTACTTTTCCATCAATTCCGGCAGGAACGGTTACAAGCGTTGCGCTTGCACTACCATCCAACACCTTCGACATATCAGGTTCACCTGTTACATCGTTAGGAACACTTACAGGTGCTTTTAAGTCGCAAATCAAAAAAACGGTTCTTGCAGCACCGTGGGGAGCGGATGGTACACCTATATGGAGGCAATTACAAACGTCAGACCTTCAACAGAATGGAGCGACAACAGGACAGGTAATCACTTGGAATGGCACGGAATGGGCGGCAGCTAATCCGACAGGTGGGGTTACATCGGTAGCAGCGGGCAATGGGATGAATTTCACGACCATAACAGCGACAGGTAGCGTTGTATTAGGCACGCCTTCGTCTATTACATTATCTTCGACAAATAGCGTTACAAGCACTTCGCACACACACGCATTTGTGCCGGGGGGGACTTCAAGTCAGTATATAAGGGGTGATGGCGTTTTACAGACTTTTCCGACTATTCCAAGTGTAGCTGGAAAGTATGTAGCGTTGAGTGATGCTGATGCAGGGTATTCCGGTCAATTATCCGCTGTTAATTTAAATAATTACACGAAAACACAAGTAATTTATTCTAATGGGAATGTAACTAATAATCCTAATGCAAATTCTTATGTAGTATGGATAGGGTCAGGATCAAATACCTATGGAGCTCAAATGGCCATTAGTCCATCTGTTTCCGATAAATTTTTCTTTAGAAATAATTATAACACGTCATGGAGCTCATGGTATCAAGTAGCCAGTAGAGAATGGGTAATTTCTCAAAACTACCTAACATCAGGTTCAGGCAATGCCGTCTGGAAGATACAAGGCGGCTCAACCGATGCCACGACAAACACACAAAACATCTATCACAATGCGAATGTGTGGTTAGGTGATGGCAGTGGTTCGTCAAGTAGTTATCGGTTACATGTTAGTGGCATATCTTACTTTACCGGTTCAATGACGCTTAATAACATTACGTCAATACAGGCGTGGAATAATGCGGCTTCACAGCAGCTCAAGATAGCGCAATTGGATTCGTCGAATGTGTTTAATTATGCGGAAAATTACTTGAAAATAGTTGGTCAGGGCGGCAATGCTGGAGACATTACTATATCGGCTTATCCTCATACAAGGAAGGACTATATATCAGCTTATCCTCGCAATGTTCTTGTTACAAACAGTTCAGGAAACCTATTGAGTTTGCCGGGCGAATGTTACAAGAATGACAATGTTAACACTTCTTTATCGAGTGATGAAAGTCATTCAGCTGATTCAACGTGGAGGACGGTAACATGGGACACTGTTAACACGCCGTCATGGTCACATTATGGGATAGATACTACATCGGGCAATATGAAGATGAAACTTCCTACATCGACATACGAATATGGTACACATCTGATATTAGTAACCATTAATTATACAGGTGGTACAGCTTCGGAAGTGAATGCGGAAATACGAATAAATGGCTCAACGGTAATTGGGTCAGCTACAACGAATGCGACTGCGTCAAAAAATACTTTAACATTCTTCACAGTCATAGATAACAATGCAACTTATCAAGGATCGGTCGTGTCGCTGCACCTAAGGATAGCCACCGGGACAGGTAGTATTACTTTGAATGCTGGGAGTAAGATGGTGATGATGGCCGCTGGCGCTCCACTTCCAGCATAAAAACAAAATAACTGAAAAATATGTATCTTTGTAAAAAAGAAAGAACATGAAAATAAAAACGAAAGAGGTACAGAGAATTTACAACCTACTAAACATGAATTTTGATAAGGTTGAGGATTTTGATATAGCTGTAAAACTCAAAGAGATAATGAATGTACTTGAAAGTAAGAATGAGATAATTAACATAGCATTGGCAGCGATAGACCGGAAACATGCGAAAAGGGACAAAGCTAACAATATTATAAAAGAAAAAAGAATAATTCCACAATATGACGGTACAAAGATTATTGAAAGTTTTGAAATGGCTACAATACATAAGGATGAAGAAGGATTTGAAAGTGAAATGAACGCTAAAATGAATGAATTGCAAGACGTTGATATTGTACCTATTGTAATAGATAGCAAAGAAGAGGCATTTGCTATTTTTGGCGAAAACTCGTTACGATTGGTGATAGAGTTTAACGGCATTATATTAAAGGTAAAATAGTTTCATGAATACAAAATTAGAAAATGTTTCACTCATTGAGGATTATAACGGTTGGATAACCGGTAGCGACGGTGTATCAAGGCGTATTGATGGGCTGCATATTGTGGCAAACAGTATTGATTATTATATCAATCCGATTTTTTTTAGCATCAAAGACGGTGTGCTATACGTAAAGGATAAGTGTAGTTGCTATACGATTAAAATAAGCGATACGACATATACCGAAAGCGAGTTGAAACACATGCTATTGAATGTTTATATGTTATCAATTACGTGGTCGGATTTGGTTTCATTGCGAGATAGTAATATGCTAATTGCCGGGCGTCAATACAGGATAACGGATTACACATGTACGACAGTACAGACGGATTCAAGGAGTGAGGGCAACGATTTTGACATTATTGTTGTAGCTGATTCTAATAATAAGCTGAATGAGGCAGCAAGGGCAATAAGGAGGGAAGGAGATACTTACTTTCCATCCGATACGTTGTTTGAGGCGTGGGAACTAAAGTACTGTATTGATAATGATGTAGATAGATTTGCGTGGGCGGATTCGGTGAATGGAAAAGGGGTAATTTATTATCTAAAAGATGAATGGAGCAATGAGGCGGCGTATGATTTCAAATCTATAACATTTTGCAATTTGAATACGGCAGGTGTAGCGACTTATGATGATTTGCCTAATGACGGTTCACAATATTATTACACATTCAATCTTATCAACACTGCACGGGATAACGGAGATTATGCAACGTGTATGAGCTTAGATGCTACAATTTACAACAATGTAAATATTTCAAATGCGCCAGGGCAAATTTCAGGTGTTCATTTTTGTAATTTCGGCACATATAAAGACGAGAATAAGAGGAAGTTAAATAAGGTATTGTTATTTGTCATAATGGCGTATGGCGAAGGCAATTACTCGGTCGGTATTGGAGATGCGTGTTATAATTTTTTGATAGGGTCACGTTCAAAGTCTATAAAGGTCGGTGATAATTGCACCTCAATGACATTTGGGGATGGATGCAGCTCAATGACATTTGGGGATGGATGCAACTCCCTGACATTTGGGGATAGATGCATCTCAATGACATTTGGGGATGAATGCAGCTCACTGACATTTGGGAATTATTGCTACTCACAGACTTTTGGGGTGGGTTGCAACTCACTGACATTTGGGGATGAATGCAGCTCACTGACATTTGGGGATGGATGCAACTCCCTGACATTTGGGAATTATTGCAGCTCACAGACTTTTGGGGTGGGTTGCAACTCACTGACATTTGGGGATGAATGCAGCTCACTGACATTTGGGAATTCTTGCAGCTCACTGACATTTGGGGATGGATGCAGATCAAATACATTTGGGAATGGATGCAGCTCCCTGACATTTGGGGATGGATGCAACTCCCTGACATTTGGGGATTATTGCGACTCAATGACATTTGGGGATGGATGCTACTCAATGACATTTGGGATTTCTTGCAACTCACTGACATTTGGGATTTCTTGCTACTCACTGACATTTGGGGATAAATGCAGCTCACTGACATTTGGGGATGGATGCTACTCACTGACATTTGGGAAGGAGTGCAATAATTTAACGCTCCCCTATAACGGCACATACGGCACCCTAAACATATTAGGGTCAATAACAGGAGGCGGTTCGGGAATGGATTTAGCGGATAATGACCCTACATTATTTCAAACGTGGTTAGGTGCAGGGAATGAATCAAATATTATTGAAATAAGACAAGTCAAAAAAAGCGGTGCAGAAAGCACGTGGAAGTACATAGCGCAATACATTGACCAAAATGGCGTATTGCAAACAAAAACGAAAACAGGAACAGCAGGAACATGGGCTTAAACAAACATACTATGAAAAAAATAATATCTTATTTGCCGGTAATAATAGGCTTTATCGTTATTCTAATAGCGGATTATATCACTAAAGATATGCCGATATTCGTCAATAACGATTTTATGGCGTTATGTTACATATTGCCAATAATGATATCGGTTATCTTCTTTTACATTCTCAAAGAAAAAGAATGACGGCAATAGTAATCATATACATAATATTTATAATATTTAGTGCAAAGATTGACGCTGAACACATAAATAGGCAGCAGTACTTTAGCGACCATTTCAGCCGCTTTATACTTCGGCTTGTTGTAACATTAGGTATGAGCTCAGGAGTATTGGAGTTCTTTCTCCTATCGTCATTATTTTGGGCATTATTCGATTTTGCCCTAAATTACTTCACAGGTAACAAATTGCTGTATGTTGGAAAAACTGCTTGGATAGATAAACAGTTCAACAAGATACCGATTGTCTATTTCTTATTAAAAATAATCGTATTGACAATATCTGTTATATGTTACATTTAAAGACATTATTCATTAAATATCCTACCTTGATAAACCTATCGGCGACAATAATTGCGAGCCTACTCGCATACATGCAAGTTATTATTATAGATAATATTAATATGTTTGTCGCTATATTTTGGGTGGTTTTACTTGACTTCATTTTTGGCGCAATTCTTGCAATAAAGAGACATGAATTTAAGACTAAAAAAGCAATTAAAATAGTTTACTACCTATCAACATATTGGGCAATATTATTTGTTGTGTTATCAATAGAAAAGGCACATCCAGCCGCATATTGGGCGAGCGAAGGGATCGTATTACCGATACTCATATTTCAAATTATATCCGCCCTAAAGAATGCATCCGAAATCGGACTAATACCGAATGGGTTGTTAAAAGAATTACTCAAAAGCATTGATAAGCACAAAAATAGGGTCATTGAAGATACTGGTAATATCTTAACAAATACAAACGATAATTATGGACAAGATATCAATAGAACGGATTCAGACACTACATCCGTCGATAAGGAGTAAAGCGGAAAATGATTATTTGGCGGCAAATAAATTATTACCGCACGGCGTTCGACTTAGGATAACACAGGCACTTAGAACGTGGGATGAACAAACAGCGTTGTATGCACAAGGGAGGACCAAAAAAGGAATAATCGTTACAAAAGCGAAGGCTGGGGATAGTTGGCATAATTACGGACTTGCAATAGATATTGTAATTATCTTAGACACAAATAACGACGGACTGTTTGAAACAGCTTCATTCAAAATTGATAAGTATTGGATTACGGTAGCAAATTATCTTAAATCACAAGGGTGGTCATGGGGCGGAGACTGGAATACATTTAAAGACTATCCTCATTTTGAACTAAAACAAGGGTTGACATTAGCGGAGGCAAAGCGAAGATATCAGCAACGTAAATTCATCGGTAAATCATCATACATAACATTATGACAGCAATTGAAAAAAAAAAATCGTTATAATACGCATTATTGCGACGCTGACAACACTTTTTGTTGGAATTGGTATTGGGTATCTAATTTGGCACGATAATAGCGTCAAGGCAATAAAAACAGTAGATACAATAAAAGTTGATAGTTTGCAAAATGTCATTAACACTCTTACATTACAGCTCAATAATATTAAGGAATATAAGGTAAAAGAAAAGATAGTTTATAGAACTCAAATACTCCACGAAAAGGAGAAACTATACAAAGACCTTGATACATCAGCACGTGTTAATGTCTTCCAAAAATGGATCGTTGATTCAACTAATACAGAAACTAAGCCGTACAAAAATAGTGATACATCTATTGCAATAACATTACCGCAAATGGATTATCTTACACTCCAACAATATAGGTATCAAAAAACGAACGCTATTTTGGACGACTATAAAATCGGTTATTACAACAAAGACAGTATCACCACGATACAAAAAAATATTATCGAAACATACGCTCAAGTCAATCAAAGCAAAGATAATATTATCAACTCGCAATTGACCGAAAACAAAAATCTGGAAAATCAAATAAGACTTATCAATAAAGATTTGAAAAAAGAAAGGAATAAAACAATCTTTACTGGGATAGCAGCAGGAATATTAACCGGCGCTATTACCATTCTTTATATTACAAAGTGAAAAAGGCTCAATACTGTTATCCCTTCCATTATTCCTCTTTCGATTCACTATGCTCAAGTATATCATCCTGTTTTTGCAATAACTTGTTTCTATATCGCAATTCCGCTGTGCAGCGTTCAATCGCTACAAATATTGATATTTCTACAACAAATATCCCGAATAGCAACAATTCTATCATGTCCGTATTTTTTTATGCGTTTTTTAAAGTTATTAACAATATTCACCATTGTGTTATTGAACAAGTCCGTCTCCTAAATCTATCGCTTATTATGCCTTTTGATATCAGCATATTTCTAACCCCATCCCAATCTACATGTGGTTTATCACCGTGTATTAATGGACACCCTAATGCGCTATCATCTATCATAAGATGACCATACGCTTTTGGGGAGGTAGTCCAAGTGTGTTGAGTTGGATTGTGTTGGATTCCGTAAAGTGGTATATCATTCTCTTTAAACCAATTCACTGCATCCGTCAAATAATTGCCGGATTCACACACAATAGTATCATCATCCGATTGTGGATTACTAACATCTGAACGCATCGTGAATAGTATCAGATTATGACCATTTTCTACAAGTTCTTTGAGTACCGGCACTGCTCCGATATCTTTACCAACTTTCGGAAATTCATGCGCTACGCATGTACCGTCAAAATCTATTAGTATGTCCATCTTTATAATTTAATCGTTTTATTGCGTATATACAATCGTTAGCGGTAATGCTAAAAACCGCATCGCTGACAGGCAATCTCATAATATTTAGGTTCCTTTTCAATTCCGATAAATTTACGGTTTAGTTCTTTTGCTGCCAAACAAGTTGTTCCGCTTCCCATTGTGTTGTCTAAAACTGTATCGTTTTCGTTTGAATAGGTAGCTATAAGATATTTAATTAAATCCAAAGGTTTTAATGTAGGGTGTGAATATTTTACATTCCGTTTTGTGCTTTCTCTTGCAAATTCTAAAATATTTGTTGGATATTTATGAGTATATTCTTTATATACGCTTTCTCCATTTTTACACGTTGCAATATTACAATCAGATAATGTTTCTGCTTTTCGTCTTGGTAAAACGTGTTTATATGGTTTATCAAGTGGTATCATAGTAGGGTTATAAACAGATTTTCCTTTACAAAAAACAACTATTTCCTCTATTTGTCGCATAGGCATAAATTTAGCGAATGTAAAGCCGACACCTTTTTCTTTTTTCCAATACCAAACACATTTATACATTTTTAAATTTGACATAATTAAAGCACTTGTAAAAGGCTGTCCGCCAAATAATAAAATACTACCATTGTCTGTTATTATTCTTTCGTATTGATTCCAAAGTTTATCAAGTGGAATCACACTATCCCACTTTGCACTTGTCGTTCCATAAGGTAAATCAGCTAAAATAAGTTGAACTGATTTATCAGGAATAAGAGGTAAAATATCCATACAGTCAGCATTGAACAAAGCACTGCCACTAACACTGCATTGCTGCAATGGCGGCAGACTACCAAACTTCAACTTATGTGCTTCTATTATCTTTTGTGCTATATCCATCTTTCGTGCTTTTAATCCGCCACTGACAGCAATGCTTTTACGTTAGCTGCCATTTGAGACCACAAACTTTATGGGCGGATGAACTGTAATTTTAAATCTATCGTCTAAACAGGCTCTTGTTTCATCATAAATCACAATGTCATTGGAGAAATGATTAAATGAAATTTCAACGCCAAATATTTTACTGCCGTGTGCATTTAGTTTTGCTATCTCATAGCTTGAGTAGTTACTAATCGCTTCTTCAAATAGTCTTTTGGTTATAAAAGACGTTGTGATTTTAATGTTTTCTCTTTGTGAGTTTAGGCTTTCTAACTCATAAATTGACTGTTGAATTTTGCTAAATAAATCCATATATTTTGTAATTGCGTTGGAAAAAAACGGCAGCTAACATTGGGTTTTATGCAAGTTTGGCGGACGTTCTTAATCTCAACATTTGAATAATAATTTTACTTTTTGTTATGGTTTCAGCAGAAGAAATACTATTTCCCAACCTGCATAAAGCCCTTTACGTTATAAGCAAGTGCTACATTTCGTCTCCGAATAGAGTTCCTGCTTGTAAATCTTTTTCTTTTCTTTTTTCTTCCCACGCTTTTTTTACTCGTTCTTCAATAATATTACAGTATTCAGAAGATATTTCGCTTCCTATCCAATTACGATTATTTAAAATACTCATTTTTGCAACAGTTCCACTACCCATAAAGCAATCGTAAACCAAATCATTTTCATTGCTCCAACTTAAAATGTGGTCGTTTGCTAATTGTTCAGGAAATATTGCAGGGTGTTGACTTGCTATTTTGTCGTTTGCACCACCACCAGCAAAATATTTCCATACATTTCTTCTTAATCTTGTTTCGTCTTTTGAAGAATAACCTAAATCAACACTATTATCTTTATTTCTACCAAATGCCTTTTTTGTTCTATTGTCTGTGTATTCTCTTGGCTCTCTAAGCCCATTAAAAGTATTAGGTTTCCCCTTTGAAAATACAAACATATATTCAAAGTTTTGCTCGTATCTGTTGTGAGTTAGTGGTGGTGTGCTTTTCTGATAAATCATAGTATCGTGTAAATTAAACCCACATTCTTTTGCAAATAAAGCCTGTTTAAAAGAAGTTCCAGTTTCATTTCCTTTAATAGTAGCATCACCTACAACCCAAACAACCACACCACCTTGTTTTGTTGTTCTATATAACTCCCTTATTAGGTTTTGCCAATCAAGTTCAAAACCATTGTATGCCCTCAAATCATCATAAGGTGGTGATGTAACAGTTAAGTCAATAGTGTTATCGGGTATCTTACTTAAAGATACCAAATTGCTTTCGTTGTAATTTTTATTTATCTCAATCATATTGCTCTAACATTTTAACTATTTTATCAACATCATCGAGTAAAGGCAGTTCCCATTGAAACAACCCTTGCCTTTCTTTTTCATATCTTGAAGCTACCTTTTTCATATCCTTCAATGTGCTAATTATCTTTTTCTTATTCTGTTCCAATAATAATGGATTATCATACCTCTCGGAAAGAGTTAGGAAATCAAATAATTCTTCTCCAAATTTAGTATTCGGATTAAACTCAAAAGTGTGTCCTTCTGAATTTTTTAAAATAACCAATGTTTGTTGGCTATCAATTTCTAATGTTATTTTACTTTTCATCTTCGTATTTTTGTTTGTAATATTCATCAAAGTTTTTAGGTTCAGCTTCATTTGCAGGAGCGTAAAAAGCATCAGCCATTTGTCGCTTTTCCA